ATTGTCGTGATTATTTCCGCTGCTATCTTCTGCAATCGTTGTTGTACTTGTGTTATCCGCAAAAGTTAATCTAAATCCATTCGTACCATAGGTTCCAGAGTATTCCTTAGGCTGCCAGACATTGTTACTGTCGTACTCACCGAAATCAGACGCATCGGAAACAGCAGTGCCATCGAGAAAGTTGACTTCGGCTATACACCCGTCAAAAAACAATTCGGCAGAACCTGAACTGCTTCTTGCTCCAATGTAATGAATATCGGCATTGTTAATTGTGCTCTGTGTATTTTGGTCAACAGGAGTACCAGTTACGCTTTGCTCGACCCCATTTACATAGAACTTCAACCTGTCTGCTGCAGTTGATTGGGTTGAATCAAAAGCTACAACAATGTGATACCAAGCCGAGGGATCACGAAAAACAGCATCAGTTGTTTCAGTTCTAAATGTGCCGCTAGTACCGATTTGAAGGTTTAGCTTATTGCTTTCAAAACGCAGAACATCGCGAGTGTTGCTTGAATCGTAAGCAGCAAAAAGCGAAAAAACGCTAGTAGCAATAGATCCTCTTTTTACCCAACCACTCCAAGTCCACGTTCTGCGATTGCCTGCAGACGACGGGGTGCGATCTAAATACGCATCATCTGCTGAATTAAACCGAACGGACTTGATGGGCCCTGCAGCAGCCGCAGCACCATCAGCAGCAGTTGCCAGCAGAAGCGGATTCGCGTTTCCAGGAATCATGAGACGTTCAGGATTGCAGTTGCAGTGATGCGGCTTGTGCTCTCGCAGTAATACGCGATGACATCAACAGCACTGGCTGTTGTCGTCAGTGTAGGTGCAGTTCCACCTGCAAATTTGAAGTTGCTCCCGAAGCTCAACGTGCGGCTGCCCGTTCCATCCTGGGTCACAACAATCACACCAGACTGACCAGCCGTAATGTTGTCCGGATTAGCCAGGGTGCGGTTGCCACCCAGCGTCACGCTGAAGTTGTTGTTGTCGTCAAAATCAGGCGTAATTGTGGCCCCGTCATTCAACGGCGTAATCGAACCACGAACACCACCAGTCAGCGACTGACCATTCGTCGTTTCACTCAGCAGCAGGTAGCTGGCAAAACCGAGGTTGCCGCTGGCGTCAGTCTTCAGCGCCTGGTTTGCCGTTCCATCAGCACTAGGCAGCGTGAACGTGACGTTGCTGGAGACAGTGGCGGGGGCTTGGAGCGCCACATAGTTGCTGCTGTCTGAATCAGCAAAACGCACATCAGACTGCGCGTTCAGCGTGATGTCACCCGTAAACGTCGCTCCAGACAAGGACGCCAGACCAAAGTTGGTCGTTACCTCTGCAACAGTGACCCAACCATCATTGGCAGCGTTGCGAACCTTATACGTTGGCGGCGTTGTACTGGTGTCAAACCAGGGCATGTATGCATACTTGGTCCCGCTTGGCTCGGTTGAACCGCTGTTGTGACTGACGATCGCAGCAAGGATCGTGTTCAGCTCAGCACGAAAATTCGCACCTGACTGATTAGCGAGTGAATAGTCAGTTGCTTGTGCCATTAGGTGATCTCCTTGCCGTGACCAACGGCTTGATAGTCAAAGACCTTACTGATTATTGTATCGGAGCTGTTTTTGAACGTCACGGTGAAGCCAGTCCGGCTAATGCTGCTCAGCTGGAAGTAGTCACCGCTGTCAAAGTCCTGAGCCGTGATGCCGACGCTTGGAACGCTGTAGAACGCAGACGGGAACGTGACTGCCTTCGCTGACGTTCCAGAAGTCGTGTTGCGCTCTTGCTCTGTACGGCGCTGCACGCTGACCTTGACGCCAAGTTCTTCAATCAACGGGTTCTGAGAAACGTTGCTTGATGTAGCAACAGCCTTGAACTGGAAACCGCGACCACGCTTGGTGTTATTCACGAATGGTTCCCATGTTCCATAGGTCGGGCTACCGCTTGGGTCGTCATTTGTGCTGCGTACATACAGCTGCACATCGGTGTCGCTCAAGTCGTCAGCGTCGATGTCGTTCCAAGTGTCGATCAAAGCCGTCCGCTCGTCCCAGGTGTCTGATGGCTGGAACGCACGGATCTGAAGCACTGAAAGCAGCTCAACGTCAAACTTGCCTCCAAGATCAAGCGTGCTGGCGAACTGATACTCACCGCTAGACGCCAGATCACCAAAGAAATCAAGGCTGCTTACAGCGTCAAAGTCGGTGATGTCATCAATCAATCCGTCTGAAGTCAGCGCGATGCCGCCTTCAGCTGCGCTGTAGAACATCTGCGTAAACGTTCCACCAAAGGTCGGATTCTCGGTAAATGTCTGAACCAGCTCTAAATCCTGAGGTTCAGGCAGATCGACCACAACGCTGGGAATCCCAGCAGGAGCTGCATAGTTGCCCAGAGAATCCTTGGCACGGATCAAATAGGTGCCTTCTTTCAGCGGAACAATCTTTCGGGTGCTGCTGCCGTTGACCGCAGGAACAATGTCCTGAGCCCGACCCCAAACAGCATTAGCGTCCGTATGGGGCGTATGCCTGATCTCAACCGTTCCACCAACCCGTACATCAAGGTCAGTGGACTGCGGCCAGTACAGCTCAGCAGTATGAGCATCAACAGGAGAGATGTTCAGGCTGGCAATGTTTGACGGCGGAGCCGTCTTGCCAACCGCTACAAATGTCGTTGATGCGCGTTGTGACTCTTTTGCCTGCTGGATTCCGTAGCTGAGCGCATACACCTCAACTTCATACGTCCCAACATCACTGTTCTGAATCTCGAAGCCGGTGTTTGCAGTTGTTGCGGTAACGAAGTTGTTGCTGTCAAGCCTGTACCTGACTCGGTAGTTGTTGGCTCTTGCACTAGCTTGCCAACCAATAACAAGTTTCTGCAAAACGCGACCAGCGCTTTCGTACAGCACTTCTTCAACCACCAAGTTCGATGGCGCTTCAGGCGGTTCGTTTAGCTGAGTAATATCACGCTGAGTAAATTCAACGCCTTGCTCAATGAAATCGTATTTCCTGCGGTCGTGGTACGCAGCCGTTACTGAGTAGGTGTCTTCGTTCTCGCCAACGCTGACAACGCGCCAGGTGCTAAGGACTAATCCTGCAAATCCAATAGCGAATGGAGCGCCCTGGACTGGAGCAAGCGAAAAATCAGATGATGGCGTAACAGTGTTGCCGACAATCGTGCAGTCAGACTTTTGTTGATACGTTCCATCCGGCAACACCAGATTTAGCGTGAACGAAGATGGTGCTTGCGTTCCAAACATATCCACGTCACTGCGATCTAGCTTGATAGAGCCCGTTGTTGAGCCGGTCGAAATTCGTCCGCACACCGTTTGTCCAGCTTTAACTGGATCGCCAATCTTGATAAAATCACCAGGACGAACAGTTATACCCGCAGCGAGGTCAGTTTCAAATGCAACAATTTCAGTCTCGTACTGTTGCGTGTAAAGCAACCATTTGCCAAGCCTATGCGCTTGCTTGCGACTGTTGCAAGCAAAAGCGTTAATCGATGTCTTGTTATACCCGTATTTTTTAATTGCTTCTTCATCTTCAACCAGTTCATACACATAGTCCCGCAGGTCCATGTCGAAATACTTGACTGACACGCAAGTGTGCCGTGTCTTCATGCTGGAGCCGGAATACTGAAAGCCAGCCTCAGTTACATTTGTCTGGTTAAATACATAGGTGAAATCTGCGTTTGGATCGTCAGTTTTGCGGTCCTGTGCGACAGACAACCCACCTGCTTGCCAGAACGGCATCACTCGGAACACCGAACACAGCTGGTTAATCAGGTCATACGCCTCGAAAGAACTTTGTATAGAGACGTTGCAAGAGAAAAGCGGGGCATAGTCTCCAGTGACAGTCTCACCGCAGTATTTGCTAGCCGCTTGAAACGAGTAAATATCTAGGTTGCTGGCAACGTCTGCCGCTCCATCAAAATCACCTGCTGCGTCTCTAGCTCGCTCTTCTGGAGTCAGAACGTGATTGCCAAGCCCATACCTCGTATTCGTAAGCAAGTCGTAGAGGATAAACGCTGGATCTGTAGTCCATTCTTTGGTTGTCTTGAACGTACCACCAAAAGCTTCGTTGTCTGGATATGTCAGTGCCCCTGTTGTTTGGTTGACCGTGGCGTTATGAGGGATTTTGACTTTGACTCCACGAATCCGATAAGAACGGTCGGGAATGTTAGGAAACTGCTGTGCGTCAAACTTAAGAGCTACAAGAGCACTATTTGGAAAGCGTGTTTTGTTGTCAATTTTAGTCGTAAAATCGTACCAGAAAAAATCGTCAACAATAGTGTGTTTGTCGCTCGTATTCTGGAAAGTTCGCGTAATGCGAATGTCCACAGGAAACGCACCGGTAGGCGAAAGAATTACGTGGTGCTTGCGCTGATACAAGTCAGGCGTTCTGCCTGTAATTACGTGCTCAACCCCAACCTGCTGATACCCCCCCGAGTTGTATTGAATTTCAATTTTGTATTTAATTGTTTCGCCCTTAATATCGCCGTCATCCTCAATGCGCTGCAGGGCTGGCGTTCCAACCGTTACGCGAAACGATGTAACGTCCGTGTCTGTAATCTGCCTTGTAACTGAAACATTATTTTCAATTTTTACGTTTACAGCTGTTGTTGACTGGCTTGCGTTGCCGATGTTTTCTGTTGTGTCTTGATCCTGCGTTCCGAGGCGTGACTCAAACAACGCATCGTCCATATCAAAATTCAGATATGAACGAACATCAGCTAGCGTCGTTCCACTATTAACAGGCGCGTTTGCTGCTAAAACAGGAGTGTTGTTGAAAAACGTGTCCTTTAGCGATGCAATGTAATACTGCTGCAAAGCAGTTGTACGTGAGATTTTTACGCCGTCAGGATGTTTTGCGTTGGGGAAACCCTCAATCTCGCCTTCGCTAAGCAGGTCGATAATTCTGGCTACTTGTACCGAATCTAGATTGTCTTTTTCAATTCCCACGATTACGCCTCCTCAACATTCAAGCCAGCAGAAACGACAACACTGCCGACAATTATTTCACCGTAAACAATCGGCACTGGAACGCCCTCTCTGGTTACGTTTTGGATTCCGGAGAAGTTGAAGTTTTCTCTTGGGTCGTTATCAACTTCTGGCGCTCGCGGAACTGGTGTAATCAAATCAGAAACACCGCCAAGGACCAGTGAAGCGCCAACTCCTAGCAACGCAATGGAACCGGTGGCCAATCCAGCGGTAGCGCCAGCGGCAGCCGCTCCAATGCCTGTGACTCCAAATGCACCGGCAAAGGCTCCTCCCGCTCCAAAGCTCACAGCAGATAAACCTATAAGCGCAGCTCCTGTCAAGATTTTTCCAGCGCCGCCAGCACCTGTAATCACAGGAATGACACGCACCACATCATCGTTGCTCAGCGGATAATGCAGCTGCTCAGGATGATCGCCCAACTCAAGCTCAAGATCGTTAGCTGCCACCTTGTAATGCCCATCTCGCATTACGCCGCGCAGACTCGGAAAATTACACAGCAAGAACCGAATCGCCTCAGCCGGTGTACGCACCAATGCTTCAAACACGCTCTGACCGCAGTGCTCTGCCAAGTGCCCGTAAACCTTGACCGTGCGGAGCATCTGCCGTCAGCCGCTATACCTCACAATTCTACCGGTCACTTTCTGCCAATAGGAATCCCATCGGTCACGTGAAGACAGCCGACCCTGCAACTGATGCAGGATCTTTTGCTCGCCTACAAAAATCGCAACATGATTCAAGCCAGGCGATCCATCAAGCCGCATCAGCACAGCATCGCCCTTCTCTGGCAGATCATTTCCCGTATCGACAAACCCAGTCTCTGCCAGGCAGCTTTCAAACAAAGGTGATCGCCGAAACGCATCAGCACTAGCTGGACGGTCCCAATCCCGCAACTTCAAGCCCATCTCGCGCTTGTACCAGTCCCGCACCAAGGTCCAGCAGTCGGATACGCCCCACACCCACTCCCGTCCGATCAACGGTGCTTCATATCCATTGGGACGGATAGAACACCAGCGGTCTCCCAGCAAACTAACGATGTACCAAGGCAGCTTGTACTGTTCGCACGCCATTTTGTCGGCTTCGCTTGCAGTCGCAGGCGTTGTTGGATGGCTATGAACAATGGCAATCACCGTTCCAGTGTCCTCCCCTCTGGCGTAATCCATTGGGTCCATCACGAAGAAGTTGTTGTCTTCCGATAAGTTCTTGCAGGGCCAGTAACGCTTGCGGCCTTTGATGATCAAAACAAGTCCGCAGCATTCACGCGGTGCTTCCGCTTTGGCGTGCTCTAACGCCGAAACTTGCCACTCTTCCATTAACGCGTGCCACCTGCAGCAGGAAACGATCCGAACGGCAAGCCGCCATGCGCATCACCTCCTGGGAACCGCAATCTGCAGTCAGAAATGCGCTTTCCGCATACACCACTCACCTGCACTGACGGAGTGTTGGCAATGTTGCTTGCAACTTGTGGTTCGCTGGTTGTAACCGGAATGCCAGCAGTCCAAACAAGATCTGAACCGTCTGTGTCAGTAACGACAAGGTTGCCGTCAGCTTGCAGCTTAAATTGTTTGCCGTTATAGCCTGTCGTTGTAATTTTTAGCCTTACACCAACCTCTGTCAACGTTCCTTCTGTCGGATGGTTTGATCGAATTGGATTGCCAGAAGAAGTAGTTAACTTGGCAACAAATACTTCCCCATCACGCCAGTTGCCAGTAGACCCTGTTACATTCACCCCATAAACCTCATTTTCATTCCAAACGTATCCATTATATCCTGAATTGTTTGCAAAATACGCTTCTGAATAACCATCCTGGGACCGAACGGTAAACGTAATTGTTATGGATCGATTACCAAGTTCAGGATGATTTTCAGTAAACGTTTTGGATGAAGAAGCTTCATCTTCAGCATTGTTTGGGTTTCTGCCTGCTATTTCCCAAGTCCACGCGGCAGAACGTCCCTTTCTGACGTCATCTGGCCACCATAGTCGAGTATTTTCATCAATATATTTTTCAGCAGACGAAACTTGGCCAACGCGATCAGTGCCAGTTGCCCATACAACAGACTCGGGATACTGAGTCTTAGGGTATTTATCGTTATAGAGAACTAAGTTGCCATCGTTTTGCATTACAAGTGAAAAATTATCTCCGTCAGTCGAGCCGCCGACACGCCAGTGCGGAGTGCCTGTTGGATCGTTTTTGATGAATACGTTTAACGCCCCATCACGCTCAACGACAAGCTTAAACCACCCGTTGGAAGACACCATTGAGTCGCCTTCCTGGAGCGTAGAGCCCGCCGATAAAACGTCCGATCCAGACGTATAGACAAAGTTAGTTGCAGCTACAGAAGTAATGGATTCGCCGCCAGCCGTAAACTCGTCAGGCCCGTCATATCCACATTCCTTACCTTTGTATTCCCATTGGCAAAGGTTCGACAGAACTTGACGACGTGGAGCTTTAACGTTGGTCAAGTCGAAGCTTGAGACCAATTCAAACTCAACAAAATCTCGATTCTCGTTGACCTTGCGATCCACATAAAACACTTCCTCAGGCATTGTTTCGCCAGCATCTGGTCCGCCGTAAGGGTTGACCCCATCCTCCCAGTTAGCTGCATCCAAAAAACGACTTAACGTGCGAATCCGCGTAAACTTTGCTCCGTTCAGGTCGTTGCCAAAGTTAAACACGTTGACGCCGAGCATCAACGCTGACATCGACCCCATAACGTTGCTTACGCGAACAGTGGGGCGAGGCAACGTTCCATCGCCTTTGAACTCGAATCCGTCTGCTTCAATGGCAATGCCGGTATAAGACTTGCCATTAAAGATAATTGACCCTGGCGTATCTTTTTTGTTGACACCGTTATAGAAGTAATACTCTTCTGAGGAGCCGTGGATTTTTTCAAACAGCTCCAGTTCAAACAGTTCGATAACCGCAAATGGGCTCGAATTGAGCAGCTCTTCAAAAATGCGACTCATGGCTCAAATACTTGCTGGAACGTGGCAGAGATCTGCGCCCTACCGGGAAAGTTAATCGTTTTATCCCACTCCGGACAGATCCATTTGTAAGTCGCAGTCTCGTCCGGTGGAGACCAATCGAAGTTTTCGGCTCCGCCTCTTGCATCCAAGAATGCTTCGATCTCATCTGCGCCTTCTTCGGTCACGTCCCAAACCAATGACCACACCTTGCGGTTCTGGTTCAAGCCATACGTGATTCTTTGTCCGTAGCCGTCCCCGAATTGGACATTACGGACAGAAGGCTGGCTGCGCTTGCTTGCGCCAACCAATGGGTCGTAAGAAGGGAAGGTAGCCATCAGCGAGTAAGAAGTCCTCCAGGCCGTTTCTGTTTAATCAATTCTGCCTGAACTGCCGCTCCAATCAAACGGCCAAGCTGACCAGCCTGTGCATCGTCGCCTTGAGCTGCAGTGCCCTTGGCGTCAACGTTGACCACCACGTTGGTGCTGCCGCCACCAAGTGCGTTATTTGGAACGACTGTGCCACTAGACCGTGGAACAAACAGTTCTGGCCCCCTCTCTCCAACAATATAAGGGCTATTACCTTTGACAGGACCGCCGTTTGCTCTAAAAAGACCGCCAAGCAAGCCACCACCCGACCCAGTTCCGAACGGGACGCCAAATAAGCCAAAGTTGACACCGATATTCAGCAACTGATTGGCGATGTTTTTAAGTGTATTGCTAGCGACTTCAGCCAAGCTCTTCGTTCCATCAACAGCAGCTGTAATTGAATTAACTACTCCGTCCTTGATGGACATTCCAATGCCTTCGTAAATTTTATCCATCTCTGCAGCGGCTGCATTTAATTCTTTTTGCTTATCAATTTGTTTCACATAACTTTCAATCATTGGACGCATACCTTCGTCATTTGTTTTTCGGACTAGCTCGTCAATTCTTTGTTGTTGTCGAACTTGTTCTTCAGTTCCATTGCCCTGAGCTTTTACTAAGTCCAACTCGTCACCAAGGCTTTGAATAAGATTGCCTTTAATTTCAACTTGACGTGCCATCAAACGCTCACGCTCTTGCTCTCCGCGAAGTAGAAGACGCTGAAGAGCTTCTTCGTCTCTTTCAGCCTGAGTCTTTTTCTTAGGCTTACTAACAATCTTATTTGCCGCCGCTAAATCAGCAGCACTTGGCGTAATCTGACCGCCAGCAACTTGAATAGACTCAAGAGGAAATTCTTCAAGCAACGTCCGCATTTTTTCTAAACCACCCTTGCCTTCTAAGCCTTTGGTACCACGGCTGGTGTCTCTAACTCCAAGTTGTTTTAACCTGGCCTCAAACGCTGCTTTTCGATCACCAGTAAGCTCACTCCTTAACTGCGCAAAGCGCTGCCTAGTGTCAGTACCTTCAAGCGCAGAGTTTAACAATTTCAACAACGGCGTCAAAGCATTAGCAATAAACGCTTGAAAACGCAAAATTAAAGTATTGACCAAGCCGCCCAATTTTTTAGCTTCATCGCCAAACTCTTTTAATTTTTTAATTCCGCTTTGGCCAATTTTTCTAGCAAGCTCTTCAGTCATCTTGCGAGCCGCTCCAGCAGCATCGCCTTGCTCAATCATCGCCTGCACTAGCAGTTGAGTTTCATCGCTAGTAAACAAGGCTTTTTCACTCATTAAGTCGAAAGAGCCTGAAACGCTACCCAACGCTTGGCCAACTTTTCCAACTTCCTGCAAAAACGCTTGAACCTGAGACACAATCGCAGTGGCAGCAATCGAACCGCCAAATCCTCCAAGCGCTCCACCGATGCCGCCTGCCAGTGCCTGAACAGGTCCGCCGCCAAACAGCAGCGGAAAACCCGCACCAGTAGCAATATCTTGAAAACGCTTTTTACGGCGATTTGCTCGGTCCGTTGCAGCTTTTCTGGTTTCATTCGCAAGCTTTCTTTCGGCTCTTTCAACATCACGCTTGGCTTTAGTGGATGCCCTTTGCGCTCTTTCTGCTTGCTGGAACTCTCGCTCCAAACGCCGTAAAGCGACTTCAGCCTTTCTTACTGCCTCATTAAAAGCAGCTTGATCACCTGAAGCAGCTGCTGGGCCAATCTTTCTAACTAAACTTTCGGCTCCACTGATTTGTCGTTCAGAACCAAAGCCACTGGCTCGCAAGGCTTCAATACGCTCAAAACCACGCCTACCCGCCTCAAAACCTTTGTTTCCTTGGGCCCTGGCACGGTTAAGCTCTCGTTGCTGCTCAACAACACGCCCAAGCTCTGTTGCAAGCGCCCTCGTCAGGCGGAGATTTTTTGTTCCTTCTTTCGTTCCAACAGCAAAGGCCTGCGTTATCTGATCAACACGGCCTTGTAGCTGTTTGTTTCCTGCGCCACCAGCACGCTGAAACTGTTGCAGCTT